TAACTTTAGAAACAACCCGGAACGAGCAATCGAAGCTGGACGTAAAGGAGGACGTATAAGCCGTCGCCCTCCAAACCCATCTACATGACGCATTAATAAGATATGTGCCATGGATTGGCATAAATACCTGTCCTACTCCCTATTATTAGGGCCTTTTAGTTCTACAGTCATATACAATTAAGGAATTAAAGATCTTCTTTATTGTTGATAATTTCATCACCAATTTTGGCAATGAACTTCTTTTATTACCTTTTAATGTTGAATACGATTCGGCATTAAATAAGTATCATACGGCCATTCTCCTTATGTTCCGTACGGTGCCAGGATAGTTTAATTAACTACAGTCAAGGCATAAATACATTACTGACCTGCCCTGGATGGGTCAATAGCATAGATGGATCGAAGCGACTGCTCCCTGTGGGTGCACGGGTCGCCTCACGCACCTGATGTTGTGTTACGGCTTCGCCCACTGCCTTTTTATCCAGATACACCCTGCTGTGAACCTGTACCATCTGCTGAAATCTGTGTGGCATTGGCGGTATGTCATCACCGCGATACAGGCTCTGCATACCTTTAGCATAATCTACCCCTACCTTATTTCTTCCCTGCGTTGCCATTGCGATCGCCATTGCTGAATGAGTTCCGGAGACGCGTGCACTACGGGTTATGGCCTCAATATCACCGAATAGTGTGTACGCGCTCTTTTTCAGCTGGCGTTGAGCCGTTGTCGGAATGTTGACGCCAGGCAGGTTGTTGAGCAGGCCTATGATGTAGTCAAACAACCGGTTAAAGCCTGACTGAACACGCTCACCGAACGTATCGGCTCTGGCCTCAATGCCTTCCCACCAGCTGATGAAGTGCTGCCCCATCCCCTTTATCGCAGCCCAGGTTGTGCAGGCCACCTCACTGAACTCTCTCCACATCCCCTTCAGCGCGGGACGGACGCGTGCCCAGTTGCTGTAAATCAGTACGCTGGCACCTGCAACTGCTGCGATGGCCAGCGTCACCGGACCACCCAGCATGGCGGCAACAGAAGTTATAACGCCGAGACTGCCCACCAGCCTTGCTCCGGCAATGGTGGCACTTAACAACAAAATGCCACCGGACAGCAGTGTCAGACCCGCGAGCGCAGTCGAAGAGTACGCCGCAATCCGGGTGGCCCATGGATTGTCCTCGGCGAACTGGCTGAGCTTGTCGATAAATCGTGTAAGTCCCAACGTCAGGCTGGTTACCGTGGGCAGCAGCTGGATGCCCAGGATGGCTTTAAGGTTGGTCCAGGCTGCCGTGAGCCCAACAGCGGCACCGTCAGGTGAATTCAGATAAGTGTCGTAAGCAGCGCTGTAACTCTGCGCACGGTGGAATACCGTGGCGTCTTTGCTCAGCTTAGCGGCATTCTTAATGTGCTGGCCATAAAACTGTCCGGCGTTACGGTTCAGGTATTCACCGAGCATGTTTCCGACTTCATCATCGGTAAGCCCGCTGCCGTAACGCTGTCGGATTTTATCCGCCATCACGGCAGCAAGTTTATCGGGGCGGGAAAACAACCTCGCATACTCCGGCTTCAGACCGCCACTGGTAACGGACTCACTGCCAAGACTCTGCCGGTATAAATCCCTCTCTTCAGCCGACATGTTGCGCATAGCTTCGCGCATCATCTTCAGTCGTACAGGACTGACACCCTCTTCCAGCATGCCTATTTCAGCGAGCAAACCCTTTGCCTTCCGGTCCATGTGCCCACCAATCAGCGAACTGAATGCTGTCATAAGCGCAGTACCGGATTTGTTACCCCCTTTGTCCATGCTCATCAAGCCAGCAAACTGACCATACAGATATTGCGGATCGAGCATCATATAAGCGGCTTTGCCCGTCTGCGAGGCGGCAAGAAAGTCTTTCGGGCTGACACGCCCGCGTGACGCAAGCTGTACCTGAGACATCATTGACAGCTCATTCAGGAATCGGGCGGGATCATTAATCACCGCACCGCCACGGTGCTCTAAAGCCTTCGCTGCGGCATTGACCAGTCCGTCAGTTGCGCCTTTACCAAGTGCCATTCGTACTGTCGCTTCATAGCGGGCAAATTCTGGCGCGGTCTCAACGGCATGGTGCAGGTCACCAAAGGCTGTATGCAGGTCCTGAATCAGGCGAATATTACCTGCAATCGTGGTACCCAGCGTCTGGTGTGCCAGCAACTGCGCCTGACCCGTTACAGCGGCATTATCCTGAGCGGAAAGATTAAGCGTGCGGAAATCAGTCTGAGCGCGCACCAGGTCCCGTGCAGCCTTAAGGGTTGCATCCAGTCCCTTTGTAATACCCAGGCCAACAGCTGTCAGACCTCCACCGGCGATCGTCATCCTCCCGATCTGATTCATCTGTGCCTGAAACAATGCAGCCTGCTGGTGGGTGTCTGCAAACCTGCGTGAGACAGCCAGTAAACCAGCGGAGATGTTTTCAGTCAGACTAAGCCTGACGGCGACTTTGTAGGCTTCTATATCCATCGACACTCCGTTAACAGGCAATAAAAAACCCGCTTTCGCGGGTTTAGTCAGGCTGCATGGCTTTTACGCCATTCATCGACCATCTCTCGTGAAACTTCTTTTTTGTAGCAAATAGGGGCATACCCGCCCTGCTTGCTCCACGCACTTCTTCTACCACAGCTACTGCCATTACGGGCGGAGTTGAACGGACAAGCACAGACGCCAGGGTAAGATGCGATTGAATCTTCGATGATGAGCTGTCGTATCTGATCGTCGGTTTGTTTTGATGATTTCGCTTCTGCTGCGCCTACAAAAAGTAAACTAATTGCCATGGCCATCGAAAAAGCGATACTGCGTGTTTTCATGAATCCCTCCTTATGATTAGAGGGACAAATTAGAACAACCTGACACACAGCAATCGTGTGATAAAGAACCAATATATTGCTTAATTTTAATCAATGACTAAAGGCAAAAATCAGCCAACTCTTCTGCCACTAAGTCGGAAGTGACTTTTTCAATCAGCCACCTTTTTATGAATTTTGACGAGGACTTGAGAAACCCGGCGCCGACTAGGAATATTCTTATAAATTTTATTGATAATTTTGTGCCTCAGCCGTAATGTGATTTCGCCATTTGGCAACACAATCACACAGCGAGAAACATTATGAAAAAGGTAATGGCTATTTTTTGCCTCATTCTGTCAATGGGTGCTTCGGTAAGCGCATTTGCGGGTAACTGTCAGCATAACAACGATACTGCTGCAGACGGTTCACGTTGCGGTAACCGCTCTGCGGACGCTCGCCCGGGCGGCAACTAAACTGATGGCCCACGAAGGTGGGCTATAACTTTCAGACGGCTTAATGTGGGATAGATGATCAAAGGTTATTTTGGCTAAATGATCCTCGTTATTCGCCGATAACCTCAGGCAATCAACTCATGGAGAACTCTCAATGGAAAAGCCAAACCCTCTCGCAGCCCTGTCACTAATCATCTGGTTTCTGATGTTCATCCCTTGCTTTCGTATGGCTCAGAAAGCTGGTTTCGGATGGAAAATGGCGTTGCTGCTATCCTGTCCGGGCCTTCACTTCATCATGCTCTACGTCTTTGCATATAAGAAATGGCCAACTGCCCCATATCGGTAAGCATTGCTCACATTTTAGACTAGGCGACAAGGAAAAGATGAGTTAGGATAATTCTTAATTCACTTCACATTCATACAGTTAGACGTTGGTAGCTAAACACATAAACTTGGATATCAATGATATGCATTAAGTGTTAAGTGAATTTTGTCAATTTAAAGTGTTAGTCCTAAAAGATGCCATCTATCGAATCGCTTACAATTTTCAATGTGACACTACAGGTGATGTCAACTACTATGAGCAAAGTATCAGATGCTATAGACTATCTGACCGCTAGGAAAAAATCTGTAGCGTGTATGGGTAAGCAAGGTTTGCGTCTTATGATGACTGACCTAGGGTTTAAGGATACTCCCGGTGATACAGATAACCACCGAATCTTCACACATGCTGCTCTGAGTGATGAAACAGACTTCAAATCTACTTCTGTAGATTGCACTCACCAGCAAAGTAGACCAATGAAATTGCCTTACGTTGTTAAGATCATTGGTGTTCTTCGAACTTATAAAGGAACATTCGAAGAGTGGGAGAGAAATGAGAATGAGAATGCACAAAGCTGAAGAATATACAGTCTCAGTCAGACTTGAGATTATTGAAGATGAAAACTATTTTGTTGGTCGTGTGGCCGAGCTACCTGACGTTGAGGAATATGCTGATTCAGCTGAAGAAGCCATGTCTTTGGTCTTAGACTCTATTCGCACGACTCAGCGAGTGTTTGCTGAGGAAGGTCGTGAGTTTCCGACACCACTGGTTTTCGATAGGGAATCAAAAACTGCAAGTGGGAGAGTCACGCTTCGCTTGCGTAAAAGCACACACTACAAAGCCGTAGTGGAGGCTGAGTCTGAAGGGGTAAGCCTTAATTCTTACCTCTCATCGTTGATAGAAAGTAATATCGCATTGGCAGGCTTCAGTGAAGCTACCAATAAGCTTAACTTTGTCCAGCAAAACATTCAGAAACTGACTACGTTAGTTGAGAAAATCTCCACAAATAGCGATATGCATTTAACGATTTTCTCCACATTATTCAGAAAGACTGCATTTTCAATGCAATCAAAAGTTAATTACTTGCTGGAAGATGAAATTGAGTATGAATCACAAAGTCAGCCATCTTTCGCACGTTTAAATGTAAGTTTCATGCAGGGCGATAAACATGTCAGCTGTTGATTTTATTGAAAGCGTGAGTCTGAAATCAATCAGACCTGAAAAGCTTATATCTAATTACGATAGAAGCACAGTTTGTCCGGGTGAAAAAGAAATAAAGCTCACCCTGCAATCTTCATATGGGCAAGACAAGTCTGAGCTTAATAAGTACGTTTTGAAATTTTCAGCATGCACCGAAGTGTTCGAGGATAAGTCGCAAAAAGAACTTGTCTCAGTAACCTTTGAAACACATTACCTCTTTGACATTATTAACGCTGACAGAATCAAGAATATTAGCGATGAGGATAGAACCGCAATAAGTTCATCGATGGTATTTCTTGATTTTAGAACAAGGCTTATTAGAATCCTTGCGGATGTTGGTTTAAACTCTGTAAAAGTGCCACTTAGCCCTATTAACGCACAAACATCAGAATAGCACTAAAATTAATAAGCAGTCGCCATGGTAACTGCTTATTACATCCAATCACTCCCCTTAAAAAAACATTCCAAAATAGTTCCTCGGTTTAAATCGCCATTAAAGTCTGCATTAATCATAATTTTTGCACGCAACTTTGCTCGCCTAGGCCACCCATCACTCCCGGACTTTTTGTTTTCTAACTTTTGCGTTTCTTCTCGTCCACTTTTTTCAGGAACATCCACTGAATGCTGTAGGCCACACCGCCGGGCGCCAGAACCCACGACGACGAAGAGTGTCCATCTGTGCCCATCACCACGAACGTCACCCCGACCAGGTTAAGCAGTTCGACGACCTTTCTGTCCCAGGTTTCTGCGATACCGGTATCGCCTGGCACCACATCCACTTCGACGCGTGTACCTGGCGGGCATGTTACACGTGTGCATGTTCCATGAATTTTAGCCATGGTGTTGTCCCAGCTGTCTCCGTAATAGGTTTCACTGTCATTCGCATCCATGCCAGCGCCAACCATCGTCAGCGCCAGTAAAGATAATACTGATAATGAGTTCATACTCTTTCGCCCCGAAAAATGCCGAGACTATAAGCTGACACTGACAGCATTAAGTTTTCCGCAAAAATGCTTTTCGTTCGTTTTCACTCATCACGTTTCCGTCTGTGCGCGCTTTACCGCCTCTTCAAGTTCACTGAAAGGCACATCGCCCGTCAAAACGGTGTCGCCGATAAGGGTCGCGGGCGTATGAGTGATATTGAGTTTTTTCATCAATGCTTTGTTCAGCGCCAGGGTATGCGTGACATCCGGGCTGAGTTGATAAATGGTTGAGCCTGCAGAGCGGACTGCATTCCGGATACTGTAATCATCAAGTAAGCCCTGATAACGCATCAGATAGCGATGAAAGGCCTCAAATTTTGAGGGCTGTTGTTCCCATAAGGTCAGAGCCATACGCGATGGGTTAAGTGGCTGAAACATGGATGGACTGAATTTGTAAGTCACAGCCAGCTGAGGATGCAGCGCCAGCAACCGATGCAGTTTTTCATCCAGGCATTTACAGGCTTTGCAACTGTAATCGGTAAAACATACCAGCGTCAGCGCCGGTTGCAGCGCCCCGACTCGCGGTGAATGCGGATCATCAAGCAGGTTGCTGCGAATTAATGCCTCCGTCTCCGGAACCCTTTCGGGCGTGTATGCCACCATCTCCGGAGCAGGCACGCGATGGATGTGACCTGGTGCGATGGAAACAATCTGCGCAGGTGCAGGTAATGCAGGCAGTAACATCATAGGGACAATCAGGGCTTTCAGCATAATTACTCCCGAAACAGTTCATCGGCCGGCCCCGTGAGAAGGTCAACTATTGGCCGTAATGACATTGAGGCGCTAATTTGACTTAAGTTTGGCGATGAAGTTTCGTGGCGAGATTTATATCTGGCGGTCATATCCCATAACACTGTGGATGGCGGTGCCTTCAGTGATACCCGAAACTGCAGCACGCCCCAGTATCCGGCGGATGGTGCGCTCATTGTGGATGACTGCCGGGCCAAGCACCGGACGAGGAGGCATATTGACGGTACCGAATTCAAACCAGGGAGCTCTTTTATCTTTTGAACCCACCACCGCTTCCAAACCACTGATCTCATGCTCCCACGTATCGCGGAACTCACCGGTACGCAGAAGCGGGGCTTCCAGTGGAAAGCCTTTTCTCGCCTTGTCCGCTTCGGTACTCTCAGCCAGCGCAGCCCAGTCCTGAAAAGGACCGACCGCCGGCTGATAAAAACCGATTTCATCTTTCGCGGTCTGTGCGATACATTCTGCGACGTCTTCAAGTCCGTCAGCCAGTCGCTTCTGCAGCGCGACTTCCAGCGCCGCGAATTGCAGTGCCGCACCGAGAAATCCATCTAACTCTTTCACGTCTGTTTCTCCCAGGCCCATGTCTGCCAGTTGAACTGCGCCCCTTCCAGCTCCGAAAAGACGATCGCCATCGCGTGCCGTTCGTGCATCACTATCTCTGTCACATCAAATACCATTGAGAATGGAACCCCGTTCTTCAGCGGCCAGCAACGACTGCGAAAATCAGGGTTCAGGGCGAGTTTTTTGTAGCGGCCCTGGGAATGTCATCACCTTGATTGCCGTCTCCGGTGGGGAAAAATCGGGTGGCCAGCGCGTCCATGCCCTCGCGCCCCAGAATGCTGATAATGGCATCTACCTGAGCCTGCGTCTGAGGAATAGCATACTCATCCCCATCAATGTCTGAGACCCGCGCTGCAGGAATGGCATACACATTCACATAAACCGGGTTCATTGCGGCCTGCGCGCCAATTGCCAGAATCAGACGTGATTCCTGTAACGGGTCAAGCTCGCGATAGCGGATAACGCGACCGCGAGTGTCAGTTACCTGATTTGGTACAGCAACCGAGGGTTCATCAGATCTCGGTTTTTCATGGACTGTGACTTTCACTCAGTAACCTCAGTTAACTTTTTTACGACGGCTGGCAGTGAACGTCAGCGTCTGGTTGACGGTTTTCTCACCCTGCTTGTTGCCGGCATCGGTGAGGTGAAATGACACCCCTTCATAGCGATACACGCTCACTGTGCCATTCGCTTCAGTGATGGTTTCAGTAATGGTGCCGCGCGGCTGATCAATACCGTTGTAGTAGTTGTCTTCCCACTTCGCCCAGAAGTCATCCAGCGTGGCATCCATACGTTCAGCCGTAATGGTCCCATGCCAGCCAACAGGGATTTGTAGTTCATCAGTAATGCCGTTGAGCGGGGTAATTTTCTGTGTCGAAACCTGCGGCTTTGAGTCAAAGCTCATAATTTTGGGAATGCGCAGCTTGCCCGTGTGCGTATTGATATCAACAGCGATATCACGGCCCACGGTATAGCCAAGGGTTGGCATGGTTTATCTCCGGATTAATAGTGCAGCGGCATTAGTGGTGTGAGTCGTTTGAGACGGAGATGGCCACGCTGCCGCCCCCTTCCATATTCACCAGGAAATAGCGCACCACATTCAGATATTTGACCTGCACATCGGCCGTCATATAGCCCAGCGCAACGCGGGAATCCGGGTTGTTGGTCGCATCAAGGCGCACTAAGAAAGCCGGGCCGCCGTTCGGATCGCCGATCATCTTCAGCCCTTCCAGGTTTGACAGGAATGACTCCAGCGTGCTTTTCGTTTCCCGGCGCAAATCCACCGTCTGGTTGTCACCCACCACGCCACCAAAGCTTGCCGCAATCGTCAGCGACAGGAAGTTGGTCATGCGGGTGTAAGTGTCATCATTCTGGGTCGGGTTGGACGAGGTATTCCGCCCCGAGCGCATGCCAAAGTAATGGCCGCCCGGACAGGGATTGGTGATGACATCAAGACGCGCTGAGTTAATCGCGCCGATTTCCGGTACAGAATAGGGACGCCCCGCCTGCTGGCGCTCCGTGGCAATAATGCCAGGGATACGCTTGTTAAGGGTAGAGATATGCGGTGATCGGGATGCAATATTCGCCGCTTCGAAGGTGGCTGGCGCAATCATGCGGTTTATACCGTTGGCGCTATCCTTCCAGAACGGCCAGTCACCAACAATCAGTTTCAGGTGCCAGTCATCCACACCAGAACCGTTAAGCGCTTCAGACAGGGTTTTGTAGTCGGTGGAAACACCGCCCTGGGTGATGATATATGCCCCTTCTGACTCCGCAAACGCAGCCATCGAAGGCCAGCAATTTTTATCCGTCACATCAATCAGGTTGATGACCTGCGAGTTCGTACCTCGCAAGGCAAACATGCCTTTACGAGGGGTATCAATACCGTCCTGACCAAGGAGAATTGTGTCATTAATTCCTGTTACGCCATCGGTACCGCCACTCAGGGTGACCTCAGTAGCCGGTGACGGCGTCGTCGCCTCTGACTCGGTGACTTTTGCCCTGACTAGCTGGCTGGGACCGCGAATATTCATCTGCCCGTGGTTCACCGCCTCTGCCATGGCTTTCCACATCGCATCCCCTTCACCTTTCAGGTTATCGAAGACCTCAGCACTGACACCCGGCAGGCTGATGGTGAGCTTTCGTGAACCGACGGCGGTACCGTTACTGATGCCTGCGCTGATCTGATTACCGCGCGTGCCGCTGTACAGTGCCGTAAGCAACAGTGAAGCCTTGCTCCCGTTATCAAAGAGCCTGGCGCTGGCAGACGTATCCCGTCCGTTGGTAACGCGGACACAGTTCAGATTCGAGGCGCCGAGCTGCAGTGAGATCGCCGCAGCGGTTGATAAATCGTACTGGCGATTCCTGGGTGATCCCAGAAAGAAAGCCATGTCAGTATCGGAACTGATGCGGAATGCGCTGTTTACCGGTCCCCAGCTGGCCACGCCCACCAGTCCCAGTCCATCTGTGGGTACGCCATTTATATACCGTGTGCGGGGCGGCACGACCTGCACGTACAAATCGGGTGCCGTCAGTGCAGACGTGTTAAGGCTGCCCGAAGGATAAATCGGCATGAGAATTACTCCGTAATAAATCAGTAATGCGGGTAGCGGGTTGAAGCTGATGCGTGAAAGGCAGGCATCAATGCCTGAGGTTGTGGCTATTTACGGTGACAGCGATCTCCGTCACCTCAGGCGCGCTGATGGTCTGAGTCGTGGCGTAATTAACACTAAATACCAGGTCACGGCGGTAAACGTGCCAGTTTTCAGCAGCATCCGAATCAAACTGGCGGGCATAGAACATCTGAGCGGGCACACCATCGCCGAGGTCAATGGGACAACGCTCTGACAGAGCAGCATCAATCGCTGTGCCGATCGTGTTTCTCAACTGAGAAGTGGGTGCCCAGACCGTAATCTGAAAGTCTTTAATCTGTCGGCGTAGCTCCCTGACAGCAGTGCCAGCGGTTGTGACTGTGATACTTAAATGATTAACAACGGGGATGATGACCCGCCCCATCAAGGTAAAGGCATGGGGGAGATTCAGCTGAAGGATGCGGACTACCTGTTCTGCTGTTGTACCTGTCTGGAAGTGAAAGATAAATTTCTTGCCACTCAGGTGAATCTGCACATTCGTTAAAGACGATGCAACTCCCGAAACTGTAATCGCACTGTCAGTTACCCTCAGTTGCAGTGTAGGTTTGCCTTTTGCCAGCGTCTGATAGGGTCGGCCTAACGCACAGTTAACCTTGCGCTCAGATTGCAGAGGCCACACGGAGACGTGCGCACCGCCTGCTTCGGTATCTGTCTGTAATGCGCCTGACACCGGCCAGCCGGGATAAATCCTGACAGAGGTATTAACAATACAGGGCAAAAGAGGACCACCGGGATAAAGCACGTCCGCGACCCGCTTAGCCAGATAATGAGTGACATCATCAACACTGGCCATCTTAAGCAGTCAACCGCATTGCCGTCAGGCGCCAGCCCATCTCTGTCAGTTCGGTACCGCTAATGACATAGCGCAGGCCAGTATCATCTGTCACAAAATCCCCAGGATGAATATACAGATCACCGAAGGCCGGCATCAGAATGTTGTACCACGCACTGCGTGTTTCACCGGGCAATTTTAAAGGGCTGTGCTCACCAATTCGATTGTGCAGAATACTCGCAGGCCAGTCAGACATGATAATTTTTTCATCCGCTGCGGACGTACCGCCGTAATCCTGTAACCCTCCACTCGCCCTGGCTGCAGCGGTTCGTCGTAAAGTAATCAGCCGTTCTGCTTTCACACACAGGATGGGCTGCAACAGAGGCATGGCAGCCACATAAAATGTACCTTCTTCATCTGAGGCCAGGATATCACCCGTTTTAAATCCGGTTGCATCAAAAATACCAATGCGGGCGGCCTGACCAAAACGCGCAGCGCGCATGTAGCCGTAATCAGTCGTGAAAGACGCTGCAAGCACCTGCAATGGTTCCGTTTTGAGCGGGCTGAACGGGTTCACTGCCCGGTAATGACGGGCGATACTGCCAAGACGTTTTGCTGCCTTGCGATTACCCATGTTTACCCTGGCTGAAAGCTGTAACGCATCCATATCAGCTCCTGACCAGTCGTGCTGAGCTATCGCCCAGCGAAGGACCGGGAGTGATGCCCAGCAAGCCGCACAACTGACGTCGCCACTGGTTATAGAGGCGTGTGCGATCGGCCACTTCAGATCGGTTGCGCTGCCATACCGCTGCTTTATCCGTATCGAGATTTTCCGCAGCGCGGGCAATGCCACTCTCCAGCCCCGCCAGCGTAATGAGGAAACTTGCCACTATCAATTCCTCCTCATCCCGCAGCGTGTTCAGTCGATGCGCCAGCGTCTGATAGCGTCCGGAGGTGACCTGTGCGTACGCCACATCTGAGCGATCGTCGGGAGTGGTATCACCCAGCATCGGATAGCCCATGTAACGGCGTGCGTCCGCCTGCTGTTGGGGAGTCAGCATGAGATACCTCATTCAGTGAAATGCCACCGGAAATGGCAGCTGCAGGCTAGCCCAGCAAAACGGCGGTGTGTTCTGGTTTGATGTTCTGACAGCCCCACGCAGCGGCGATTTCATAACGAACGCGGCGGTATTGTTTATACATCGAGACTTCGAATGACATGTTGGTGCGTGGGTCGGTGATCATGATACGGTCGTCTGCCATATCCCCCTCTTCAGGCAGCGCCGGGGCACGAGTGGCCAGGATGATCGCAGAACGGCTGAAGGCAAAATTGGCACTGAATTCACTTATTACGTCGAATTTGGCACCTGCTTTCACATTGTCCATCAGTCCCGGTCGATGAATTATGATGGCTTCTCCAGGTGAGACGCCTGAAACGACATATTTATACTTACCGAGCAGCACAACACTACCCGGCTCAACAGAAGCAGGGATTTCAGGTTTTACATTGGCACTTGCACCAGCCACAGGGATGATTAAGGCTCCGGTTTCAAGGTCGTCACTGACTGACAGTTTTTCTGCTTTCGCCCCCGTATTCTCTGCCACACCTGCAGACTCGCGCAATGTGAAGCCATGCAGTTCGAGCAGTGTGCCCTGCGCACGCAGCGATGTGGTGCCCGCTTCGTTGGCTTTGGTCAGCTGCGCCATGGTGCGCAGTGCTGCACCTGCAGTTGTGTCGATAACACATTGCAGGTCACTGAGGGGTGCACCGTTATCGGTGAGAATTTTACGCACCTGTGCCGTGTCGGTCAGTGTGTCCTTAAACGGCGTTTTACCGGCTTCACCAGCAGCACGGGAGGCACGACGGAAGAGATCGCCAAGATCGTCTTCGATTTCGTTCACCAGCGTGCGCATGGCCTGCGCAATCTGGTCGCGACGAATGCCGTGGTAGCCTGGTCCCGATTTGATGCCTTTCTGTTGCTCGCCTTCCCAGCGGAACGGCACCATGCGGGATTTGGTGATGGTCAGCGGTACGTTATCAATAATCTGATCGCCGTTATCGGGTGGTAACTGGCCGGGCGTCACATCACCAGCTTTGGATGCAGGCGTCAGCGGAATACGGATCGGCTGGTTAAGAGCCGCACGTTCTGCCGATGCATCAAGCGTGACGGAGGGGATAAACCCTGCCAGTTCGCGCGACACAATATCGAGCGACTGATACAGGTCAGGAATAAGTTGCGTTAGGGTATTAGACATTCAGAGTGCCCTGTTAATCAGTAATCTGCACACCCGCGCACGCTCGTTCGCTCTGCTTCTGAGGGCTGAGTGTTTCGAACTGTTCACGGGTAAGCGTATTCGGGTTGGTGTTCCCATTGCCTCCACTGGAGCCGCCGCCTGATGCGCCGGTACCTTTGAGGATCTGGTCTTTGTAGGGATAGTGCTCGACGAGAATGCCCAGCGCTTCATCGAAGCCGGCTGCTTCGCCTGGCTTGATTGCACTGAAGATTTTGTTGCCTTCACGATCAAATGCCGTGACAGCGTCACCGTCTAACTGGAAGTTACTGCCAAAACGAGCTTCCACGAGATCAGCCGGGATACTCATCTTCTCGGCGATGAATTTAGAACGGGCAAAACTCCCACCGATTTTTTCCGCAGTGAGCTTTTCGCTCAGGTCGTCGCGCTCTTTGACGATCGGGGCGTATTTCTCTTCTACTGCACGAACTGCTTCTGTACGCACCTTTTCGACTTCACCAGCATCCACCAGCGTTTTGTCTTCCAGGTTTTTAACGGTCTCCAGCGCCGCCAGAGCAGCGGCCGGATCAGTGATGCCTTCGAACGTCTTAAGCGCGGTCTCCGCCGTCTCCGCACGTTCGCGGTGCGACTTCGCCTCGCCATTCAGGCGCGAGATGGTCTGCAGAGTGCCCGGCGCATCGAATACGATTTCTTTGCCGTCATCCTGCGTGTATACAGGTTTACCTTCGTTCACGACAACATTGCCGTTCTCATCGAGTTTAAGTTTCATACAGGTCATCCAACCGGGTAAGAGCCATCCGGCTCGTGGCGCCGAGCTGCA